GAGCAATGGACTTCGAGACAACGGATGGCAAGCGGTTTATTTATGGTCGAACTAATACAAAAATATACTGGCTTAATTGAAATAGTCCTGGACAAATCTACAACACCACCTAAAAGGATAGTCAGGGCGACACAAGATTGTATGAACTGGATCAAGGATGTTGACGAAAAATTAAAACTAATGAGTCCTAACTTTTTACCTATGCTGGTAGAACCAAAAGAGTTTACTACTCCTTATGATGGCGGATATATAACCAAGCCAGCCCGATATAATTTATTCAAAAGTAACAACGAGATACTTGCAAAAAACATGGTAGGCAATGAGCCTTACCTTGATGCGGTTAACATCCAGGGCAAAGTTGCCTGGCAAGTAAACAAATATATATTAGACCAGGCGCTATATGCTTACGACAATAATTTAGAGATCGGATGCCTACTACCAAGAGACGGATACTCTGTTCCTCCATATCCCAAGCATTGCGAAGCGGATAGTCAGGAAGTTTTGCAATGGAGAATAAACTGCAAGAATATAATCGACAAGAATAATTACACACAAGGTAGTCGTATTGGTATAGCTAAAACATTTTGGATGGCAAAGAAATTTAAGGATGCTGAACAATTATATTTTCCAAAACAACTAGACTTTCGAGGAAGGATATACGATAGAGTTCCATACCTTAACAGCCAGGGCAATGATCTATCGAGGGCGCTACTACAATTTGCAGAGGGCAAGCTAATAAAAACAGAAGAAGATTTGAATTGGTTAAAGATACATGGTGCAAATATGTATGGAGTTAAGTCAGATTTTAAAACCAGAATACAATGGGTTAACGAGAATATAAATTTAATTTATGGAGCTGGTAGAGATTGCTGGAACAAGCCAGAGTTTTGGATGCGAGCAAATAAGGCTTGGAGTTTTCTTGCTTTTTGTAGGTCAATCTATTTATATTCACAAGAACCAGATAGCTATTTATGTCAGCTTCCCTGCCATCTTGATTGCACTTGCAGTTCTATTCAGCACTTCTCAGGTTTGCTCCGTTCACAAGTAATGGGGGAGAAAGTTAACCTGGTAAATAGTGAACAGCCACAAGATATATACAGCGAGGTAGCACAAGCAGTTAACAACGAACTAAGAATGAATGATGAAGAGGTAAATAGAAAATGGTTAATGCTTAGTCCTGATAGATCACTAGCTAAACCTTGCGTGATGACAGCTCCATACGCTGCAACTAACAGCGCCTTCTATCACTTTGCTTACTCCTGGGCTAATGAAAAGATGATGAACACACTAGGTAAAGGTAAACATAACTGGCTAAAGAAACCATTAGCTAAAAGTACTGTTGGTTACATGGCTCAATTACTTTATAAACATTCATGCCAGGCTATTAAGCCAGCAGTAGGAGCTATGAAATTTTTTAGACACATAGGTAGAGAGCTAGGTAAGGATAATAAGGGAGTGCAATGGCATAGTCCAAGCGGATTGTTGGTACATCAAAAGTATTTAGATCAGAAAAAATCTAGGATACAACTTAAATATTTATCTGACGTTTATCTGGATATAAGAACAAACATAGATACTCAAGAAGTAGATACAAGGAAGATGGCACTAGCTATCTCAGCAAATATATTGCATAGTTTTGATGCAAGTCACATGGCATTATCCACAATTCATGCTTCAATAGAAGGAGTCGAAAATATCGCTGGCATCCACGATTGTTTCGTTACTACTCCGTCTGAAATGAGTGAACTGCGTAACTCAGTTAGGCAAACATTTGCTGATATGTATTCAGAGAATTGTTTATCCAAGCTAAAGGCAGAATTAAAAGCACAACTAACAGACAACCAAATAAAACATTTACCCTCCGAGCCTACGCTTGGGGAGTTAGATGTTGAACAAACTAGAACATCTACTTATTTCGTAACATGACTTTAAAAGCATTTTATGTCGTCACTCCTAAGTGCGTACCTCAGTATTCCTGGTTAGTCGAACCAGATACAGCCTTCAACAAACGTCCAGAATGGAAGGTTGATTTAATCCTGGACTCTAATGATTCCAAAACTGCTAGTGTTGCACAGCAGATTGAAGATGGCTTCGAGGCATACAAGAAATCATTAAAGGAAGCTAACCCTAAGAAAACATTTAAGTTAGCTGACAGTACCAGGTATGAATTTACTACTCACAATGGAGCTAAGGTTTTTAAAATAAAAACCAGGAGATATGTAAGCGGAACAGATATGAATGGAAAGCCATATAACAATACACCTCCATTGCTTATGGATAAATACAAGACTCCTATTACTGGAGAAGAAAGAGAAAAATATAGAGGCTTAGGAGAAGGAACAATTATCCAGGTACGACTACGTTGCGCTGGCTATGACCACCCTGCTCATGGGGTTGGGTTGACTATACAGCCTGACTTAATAGTGTTCCATAACTTTGTACCTTATAGCAAAACACAAGATGAAGAAGCGACCAGCCTTGATGGGTTCGAGTTCGAGAGTGAAGAGAAGGATCTCGCACCCTCAAACCTTGACAACAGCTCAGGGGGAAATACATTTTAGATCAAAGTTCGAGGCGCAAGTTGCTAAAGAACTAATAAAATCTAAAGCTAAGTTTACTTATGAAACTGTCAGTTATGATTACATCATCAGCAGTAGCTACACTCCTGACTTCATCCTCCCTAACTGCGTGGTCGAAGTCAAAGGAGTACTTACTAAAGAGGAAAGAAAAAAATATATTGCAGTTAAGACGCAACATCCCACACTAAGTATTCGTTTCTGTTTTCAAAACGCAAACAACAAACTTAGTAAAGCCAAAAGAAGCCTGACGTATTCAGCATGGGCTGAACGTCATGGCTTTCCCTGGTGTAACAAGACTATCCCAAAAGAATGGTATGCCGAGTAAATACAAAAGCAAAGAGCCTTGTCCAAAATGCAACAGTAAAGATAATGTAGCTGTTTATGATGATGGTCATAAGCATTGCTTCGGATGCGGATGGCAATATCAACCAGGTAAAGATAAACCAAAAAAAGAATTTACACCAATGAAGAAACAATGGAAGCCTTTAGTTCCACTACCTTGCGAACTACCTAAACGTGGAATCACTAAAGAAACTTGCGAACTATTTGGTTATGGGATTGCAAATTTTAATGGAGCTGATTGCCAAGTAGCTAGTTATAAAAGTCAAAGCGGAATACTTGCAGCTCAACATATAAGATTTAGAGACAAGAGATTTATATGGCAAGGAGAATTAAAAGATATAAAGCTATGGGGTCAGGATCTATGGAGGCAACACAATACTGGTCAGACGTTTGTAGTTATTACTGAAGGAGAGATAGATGCAATGTCTGTATCCCAGGTGCAAGGTAACAAGTTTCCTGTAGTAAGTTTGCCTTCGGGTGCGCAAAGTGCTACGAAGTATGTAGCTGCAAATTTATCATGGTTATCTCAGTTTGTCCGTATAGTTATTTGTTTTGACTCGGACGCACCTGGTTTGGATGCTGCCGAAAAGGTTGCAAAAGTCTTACCTACTGGTAAGGCAGCTATCGCAAACCTACCAAGAAAGGATGCTAATGAAATGCTCCTCGCAGGGGAGGGCGAGTTACTTAAGGACTTACTCTGGAAAGCAAGTCCTGTCAGACCCGACAACATACACTCTGCCTACAGTTTATGGGAAGATTTAATTAAGGAAGATACCTCAAAGGTATGTAGTTATCCCTTCCCAGAACTAAATAGAATATGTTGTGGTTTTCGTAAGCAAAGTTTGACTACTATCTGCGCTGGTACTGGAGTTGGGAAGAGCCTACTTTGTAGAGAAATGGCTCATCATTTTTTAATTAACGGACTTCGGGTAGGTTGGATTGGTTTAGAAGAAAGTAGCAAGAGAAGTTTGCAGGGCATACTATCTATTGCATTAAACAAACCATTACACCTAGACGAGAAAGCAATAGACCAGGAGGAATTAAGACAAGCCTTTGATTATTTATTTAGCGACAATAATTTTATATTGCTTCAACACTTTGGCTCACTAGACCCTGACCGATTAATAGATCAGATAACATACATGGCAACTGGCGAGGAATGTGACGTTATATTCCTGGATCATATTTCCCTGGTAGTGAGTGGACTAAGTGATGGGGATGAGAGAAAGCAAATAGATGTATGTTGTACCAAGCTGAGACAAGTGGTAGAAAAAACTGGAGTAGGTTTAGTTATGGTTAGTCACTTAAGAAGGACGGATGGTAAGCCAGCAGAGGAGGGGGGAGACGTTAACTTACAAAGTTTGAGGGGATCTTCAAGCATAGCTCAGTTAAGTGACTTAGTAATTTGTGGTATTAGATCGCAACAAGACGAGGCAACATCAAACGAATTACAGTTAAAAGTATTAAAGAATAGGCATAGCGGTACATTAGGTCGAGCTGACAAGCTCGAATACAACGAGAAAACTGGCAGACTATCTGCTTCCATTACTGATTTTTTATTATGACTTTATTAATTGACGGAGATCATCTAGCTTTTACAGCAGCTTGCGCAGTAGAGCAAGTAGTTGAATGGGATACTAATGTATGGACTACTCATTCTTTTTTAAGTGATGCAACTAAAGTAGTCGAAACAAAACTACAAGGCTTTATTGATATAGCCGAAGATAAAAATGTAGTGATGACATTTAGTTCTTATCCTACATTTAGACATGAAATATACCAGGACTATAAAGCAAACAGGATAACTAAGCGAAAGCCTACAGTATTTAAGCCATTAATAGAATGGATGGAACAAGAATGGGAGTCAATAAGATACGCTAACTGCGAAGGGGATGACGTACTTGGGATACTTGCTACATCAAAAGCCTATGATGATCCAGTAATAGTAAGTGTTGATAAAGATATGAGAACTATACCTTGCAAGCTACTAGCTGGAGACGACCTCGAACTAATAACTAAAAGACAAGCGGATAGAAACTGGATGAAGCAAGCGTGTAGCGGAGATCCAACTGACAACTATAAAGGTATTCCAGGTGTAGGTTTAGTAGGAGCTGACAAGATACTAGGAGATAGTATTAAGTTGGATGATATGTGGGAGAAGGTAGTGGAAGCATACAAGAAACAAAAGCTAAGTTATGCTGACGCATTATTAAATGCCAGGCTGTCCAGGATACTACGTCAAGAAGATATTAATTTGAATACAGGTAAAATTAAATTGTGGTCGCCAAAGAAAAAATTATAAATCAAGAGAATTTTTTTTCTTTTTAGGAAAACCAGCTTGCATATTTTTATATGCCTCTGTAGAAATAGTGCTATCTTTTTTGCTTCTACTTGTACCAGCTTTCTTTCTTTTGTTTATGTTGTAATACAAGCCTTTCTTAGCCATAGTAATTAAAGTAATATATGTATAACTTAGCATTGTTTATGGAAGCTGACGACCTATTCCCACCTATTGATGAGGCATTAATTAAAAAGTTAAATGAAATATATCCAGAAAAATGTCCAGACTTAGACGTTAAAGATCGAGAGATTTGGTATAACGCAGGGCAACGAAGCGTGGTAAAAATGCTAATTTCCGTTTATGATGAGCAAAGTAACACGTTGCGGAGTTAGCTATGTGCGGAGGCGGAGGTCGTCCACCAGATAGAACGGACGAAATGCTTAAGGTACAGCGAGAACAAATCGCTGAACAAAAAAGACAATACGAACAAACAAGAGCTGACCAACAAGCAAGGCAAGCAGAGCAAGAAAAGATAGCTTCTGCTCCTTCTGCTCCACCACCTTCAGCTACAGCACAACGTCCAGCATCAGCACTTGAATTACCAGGAGGAAGCCCAGGTATAGGAGCTGCGCAAACTCGTAGAGGATATGGTAGGAGAAGATTAAGAACAGATTTACTTTCTGGCTCAGGTTTACAAATACCCTAAATAAATGGAAGTCACACTTACAAGTGATTTAGATGCAACAGGAAAGTCTTATCTTGAAATGGATAAGAAAGGAATTACTGTAGCGTCTAAGTACGAACAACAAAAATCTAAACGTAATCCTTATGCAGATATAGCAAGGAAGTGTGCAGAGGTTACTATACCTTTTGAGTTTCCAGACACACAATATTCTGGTTCAGCCAGGGGACAGGTAAACACACCTCATCAAAGCGTAGGAGCAAGGGGAGTTTCCAACATTGCCAATAAGCTCGGCTTATCTCTTTTCCCTCCTAACACAAGTATGTTTAAGTTGGAGATAGACGACTTAGCATTAAGACTTCAGGACGTAGATCCGCAACAAAAGACAGAGTTAGATACTGCTTGCGTAAAGGTAGAGTTAGCAGTTAGTACTATGCTCGAAACATTATCTGCAAGAGCAGCATTGTATGAAGCATTTAAACAATTAGTTATTGCAGGGAATGTATTGTTATATGTAAACCCAACTGGTATTCGAGTACTGCACCTTGAGAGATATACAGTTACTAGAGATCCAATGGGTAACGTAGAAGAAATAATAATAGAAGAGGAAGTAAATCCTAAATTACTTCCAAAAGGTTTTCTATCCCCTACGGATGCAAAGCAATACGATAAGAATTATGGGAAGAAAGATGTAAAAATTTATACTTGCGTTAAATATAAAGATGATAAGTGTCATTGGTATCAAGAGGTAAAAGGTAAACCAGTTCCAGGGACTAATGGTATGAGTCCGAGGGAATGTAGTCCATTCATCCCACTACGTTTTCAGTCAATGGACGGAGAGGACTACGGACGTTCATACATAGAACAATGGTATGGCGATCTTTCTGCTCTTGATAATTTGTATCAGGCAGTATTGGAGGCTAGTGCAGCCATGAGTAAAATTTTATTTATGGTAAATCCCAATGGCACTACAAGACCAAGAGCCTTAAGCAATGCCGAGAATGGAGCTATCATCCAGGGTAATGCTGCGGACGTTACAGTTCTACAAAGCCAGGGCAAGTTAAATGACATGAGCCTGGCAAACAATACTATAGATAGGATTGAACAAAGGCTTGAGTTTGCTTTCTTGTTTAATAGCGCAGTACAAAGACAGGCTGAAAGAGTTACAGCCGAGGAGATCCGTTACGTTGCAGAGTCGTTAGATGAAAGTCTAGCTGGTTTGTATTCAGTATTAACTCAAGAACTACAACTACCTTTAGTTCGTAGGTTGATATATATAATGCAAAGAACAAATAAAATTCCTGACTTTCCTAAAGGTCAAGACGGAAAAGATTTAATAATGCCTAAGCCAGTTACAGGTTTAGAAGCTGTAGGTAGAGGGGACGACAGGAATAAATTAATGGATTTTATTGGAGCTGCAACAGATACATTAGGAAAAGAAACAATAGAAAAATATATCAATATGGAAGAGGCATTAAGAAGGTTGGCAGCAAGTAGTTCTATTGATGTAACTAACTTAGTTAAGACTCCACAACAGTTACAAGAAGAACAACAAGCAGCAGCCCAGGCGCAGAAAGAAATGCAACAACAGGAAATGATGGGTAATATAATGACAAGCCCTGCTGCTGGCAAAATAGCAGATAACTTTACACAACCAGGTAGTCCGTATGGTCCCCAAATCCAACAACCAGGAGCAGAAGGAGAGCAAGGAAATGCAGCCCTCCCCAACCTCAGCAACATCCCAACCGCCACTTAGTAAAGCGGAAGTCACAACTGACTCTCCCGATCTCCCAAGAGAAATTACTATTACACCCGAAATGGTTGAGGAGTTCC